GCCTCGGCCATCTCGGCAATGTACTCATGCATATTTAAATGCTTGTTGCCGTGGTTCGGATGGTTGGCGTTAGATTTAATACCAGTTACACGCTGAAAGCCGACCTCATGAGCCTGCACTTCCTGCGCGTAATCTAATATAACCTTTACTCGTTGCGACACTGTGCGCAGATCCATAGGACCACCTGATTATCTAAGTCGGTTATCTCGATGCCACCTACCGGGTCTGCTGGTTTATTACATTTATCGCAGTCGGTAGTAGCTGTTACTCTGGTAACTTGCCCATCTTGCATCTGGACCATTACGCCATCTTTAATAATTTCGACGTATCCCATCACGTATCACCCCAAAGCATGTCATCTACGTCAGCGCCACCTTTAGGCGATACGGTAAACGCGGCCTTTTTAGGCGGTTGCCATTTGCCGTTAGCATCTAGTTTGTACCAGATCGAATCGCATCCGCTAGATTTACCCATGATGCAGGTATAACCGTAGTAATCCCGGCCATTCTTTGATCCTTGTTTTAGCGCCATAACTCCGTGGTTACAAATCGGCGCCTTCTCTATTTCGCCAGCGCCTAGCTGCTCAGCCACTTGTCCCACTGTCATGGCTAACGGTTCAGCCGGTTTAGATCCGGCCTTGTAATCAGATTTGATTGGCTCAGCAGTTAGACGTTGCGCCTTTTCCATATCTTGTCTGGTCGGTCTTTTTTCGACACCGAGTAAAAGCCCGGCAGATCTACCGTAGCTCGAAGTTACGCAATTCTCGACCCAGAAATCCCGGTTTACACCTCGGTCACTCCTAGCCTCATACGCCACATCTACGGCCGCAGGGTTAGCGTCGTTAGCATCTCGATAGATTTCGGTAACTACGTAAACGTATCCAGCCTGATGATCTATTTTAAGATCCCTAACGTTAAACCGTGCCATCGGGTAATTGTCGTGGACCCGGCGAATACGCGTAGCCACATCCTCATAGTCGTTTAAGTTAAACATTATTTACCGCCGCTTCTGCCGCTTCTCTGGCCTTGCGTGCGCGGTACTCCATCATCAATCTGCGGCCTTCGGCCATCTGATCTGCTAAAGACCAGACACTGCCGTCGTGCCAGGTAGATAACTCAGCCCGGTGATCTAGGCAGTAAGCCCGTTCGTTATTTTCACCGCGATGAGTTTCTGAAATACACAGGACCACGGCTTGAGTTTTAGCTCGTGGATGCCAATCGCCTTTGATCTTGCCCCATTGGCTTTTACAGTAGTCGCACCAGCGACCTTCCGGCGCTTTAACTATCATTGCGTACCTGCTTACGCCACTTAGCTGATTGCAGGTAACCTTCGCGCTTGCCGTCTTTGTAACCTAGACTGTAGGTATAACTTGCTATTAGGACCAGCGTAACAATTAACGCGACCCATTCCCTTAGTTCCATTTTAGCCCTTACTACCGATAACCCGTCGTTACCGATACTAAAAGGGTAAGCCCGGCCACCGACAATCTGCAACTATCGACACGCAGTACAGGGTCTATTTCTCGTTATGAAGCATCATTTCGTACAGTATTTCGACCTTTTCCTCCAGGCGCGTGACCGTGTCTTTAATCGATGAGCCGCCATTTTCTTTGAGCTCGTTTAAATAATGCTTAACAAGCCACCGGACTGAAGCCACGAATGAGCTAACAATCGTTACCACGGCAACACAAAGCGCGGCCCAGTCCGATGAATCCATGTTACTTCTTTCGACCGAATTCTGTAGCTGATGGGTCTAGCCACTTTAGGACCGGACCTATAAATCCGGCTAGTGCGGCATAACCTAGGGTCTTAGGGTCGGTAGTACCGGCCATAAATAGCGCACCGGCGGAAGCCAGCGCAGCTCTTACCCATGATAGAAACATCTGCTTTAGTGCCATTATTGCTCCTTAGTTTACTTCGGCGTATACAAAGACCGCGTTAGTGCCAGATGCGGTTATCCCGTATAGCGCCTGATAAGCCCCTAGGGGTAAGGTTATAGTGTCTTGGTTGTCTAATTTGTAACCATTGGCAGAAGTTACAGTGGCGTTTCCTACGTAAACACTGCCGCTTTCACAATGCAATAACACGGTCTGATCGTGCGGATCTGCAGCTACTAAAAGGGTAGGCGTCGTAGTTATTGTTACCTGGCTAGTTACCATCTATATTCCTAACTTAACAATTAACGCGGCCGCTTTGACCGGCGTAATATCTACTTCAAAGTGCATCTCATCTTTGCGGTTTACGTAATCGCCACCCCATCGCAGCCCGTACTTTTTAGCCAAAGCCCGGATCATTGGCACCTGCTCAGCCGGGAATGTGCCTACGGCACCTAACGGATGCTTTGGTGCGTTTAAATCTATGGCTGTACCAGATGCGTGATTTGATAACTTTTCTGTTACACCTCGTATATTTCTAAAAGCGTAGCCCCAGTCATCCAGCGGCCCTTCATCTATGGGCTCTATTAGCTCGTGAAACTCTTTCGCAAAGCCAATCAATAACGGAGCGACGGCTTCGGCGCATCGAAGTTTAATCTTTGTGCCAGGCACCGGGTAACTCTTGATGCCTATGGCATCTGGATCCTTTGATGCTACCCAACCGTTAGAGCTGCGAAGGGTCATTAGCCAAGTAAAAGTTTTACTTCGTCAGCAGTTAAACCTAAACGATCAAGAATTGCTTGGCGCTTTGCTTCGATAATAGGTGTTTGATCTACGCCAACATGAGCATCAACTATTGGCCTGGCTTTTGCTTCATCTTCTTTATCAATAATTAACCAGAAATCACCATTACCATCAATAAACAGTGCATCTGGCTCATTACTGATTTTAACACCAGCATTATTTAATTCTTGGCGTAATTGTGAACCATTAAGACTTTCAGGTTTATTAAATTTAATCATGTTATGCTCCTAAATAAGCCATTGATAAATAACTGTAATAAGGTGTCGCCGTTGAAAAATATAAATCAGATGCAGTTCCGCTGTTGTCGTTGTAAACTGTTGTATTGATATAATCTCCAACTGCTAAATTAACAATGGCGGTCGTCTGATAAGTTTGTTGCGGACCACTATCTGTTCCCCTTAATTGTGTCCTTGCAACATTGTCTCCATTTTTCAAAATATAAACGTATTTTATAGTGTATTGATTTGCTTCATTTGCTTGCCATTGAGTTTGAAAAACAACTAGATATTTTCCTGCTTTACCTGAAGGAACTGTTAATCTGTCATTATTGGTTGTATTATCATGAAAACCATCAGTATCATAAAATTCACTATTAAAATCAATTGTTGTCGTTGTCCCTGATGCTATATTTTTATGTGCAGTTCTAGTTACTGATACACCAACAAATGCACCACCTGCAGGCGTAGCCCAGCTTGGCACGCCGCCAGCGACTGTAAGCACTTGTCCGGTGCTACCAATTCCAAGTCTTGCTGGTGTTGATCCACTTGATGAATAAATCGTATCACCAGTAGTGGTCATAGGATTTACCATGCCTGTTGTATCTAAATTAGTCCAGGCTGATCCAGTGTAATAAGTTGTTGTATTTGTATCTTTAAGATAAGCAAAGTTACCTTCTTGTGGTGATGTAACGGCTGCATCTCTAGCTGCGGCACTGGCAAATACCCAAATGCCCTGCATCAAATACCCGTCGACATCGCCGGCGGTCAGGACCTCACCAGTCTGGAAGTCCTTAAATCCTAAACCTGCGGCCATAATTTCTCCTTAATAACTGAGTACATTGTAGTCGAGCCTTCCATAAATACTGTTATTTAGAATCAGTGCGTCGATAACTGGCTCCAGCGTAGTAAATATGGTTTTGAAGCTATTCGGCGTAATTGTAAAAGCTACACCGAAAATCTGTAAGGTTTTTTCCAGGGTCGATCCGCCAGGCTGGGTAGTTAGTACGGTTATAGGGTCAAAGAAATCAAGATCTAAGGCGGCAATAATCCCGGCATTGTAATTAGGGGTATAAAGGTCTAGGACTATGGCATCTACCCGGATTGAAGTTTCAGCCCGGCTTGCAACGTACGCCTCGGCATAATCTAAAGCCACGGCGTCAGTCTGCATCAATAAACCGTCCAAGTAATAACTATGCACAAAGTATTTGTCGATACTGTCCTGATTTGTGGCGACCTGCGGACTACCATTTAGCCTGGTTATCGTCGCCTTGTTAAATACCAGTACGTCATTCAATACCCAGGCTGCATCTTGGTAGTAAATACCGCTGCCGTCATCGGCGAATAAAGTCGGCGTAGCTCCTATGGAGCCGGCAGTAACTGCCCGGTCTTGAAACACGAAGGACCCGGTGGCGTCTACGTATAGCGCCCCGTACTCGGACTGGGTTACGGTTTCTAATGCAGCTAAAGAAGTACGCGGTGTACCTGGGTCTGCTTGCAGGGTAGTAAGTCCGGCATCTACGTCACGCATACTGGCTGGCCAGTCGATTTGGTCTAAAATCTGGTTTATACGGGTCCCTGATAGGTCGCCAGCCGTTGCCCCGGTTACAGTACTAATCTGGGCATTCTGGGCCAATCTGAAGGCGTCTACGGCCTGTATAGTGGTAATAGCGACGTCGCTGTCGGCCTCTTTAGGGTAGGTAGTTACGTAACTGGTTATGAAGCCTGAAAAGATAGGGTAGGTAACGCCGGAATAGGTAGCTGTAATCTGGACCTTTTTCATAGGTGTCAGTAGCTCGAAGTAGGGTGATGCTGGGTTCTGCGGATTAAAGTCGCCATTCTGATCAACAATACGAAGGGTTAAAGTGCCGGTCTGAAATTGATCTATTAAAGCGTTACGGCCGCGTTTAGTTTCTATTCGATTAATCTGGTTAGACACGTCTACGATCACAGCAGCTGAATCAGCTAACACGTTAGTACCTAAGATGCCTTGGTCCAGGATCATCGCCTGGGCAAATGCCGGGCCGGTTGAAAAGTTAATAATTGCGTTTACGGTAGGTACTGCCATTACAAGCCGCCTGCTACTCCGTAAGATATTCCGGTCTTGGTTGCAATCTGAATGCTTTCAGCTACTAACTGCGCAAATCTATCCTGGGTCTGTGAAGTGTCTACGGTAATAACAAGATCTCGATTTTCTGCTTGTCTAAAGAAACTTGGATCAAATATGCCACCGCCTGGAGTTCCCACGTTTACATCGGAGTATCTTTGACCGTAAGCCAAGGTTTCAGCGGCTTTTTGTGTCTTTGTACCCATACCTGCTAACGGCACTAATCCACTGGCTGCCCCTTGCATCGCCATCATGGCAGCTAAAATTTGTAATGCATCCAATCCTAAATCTTTATTTTCACCCATTCTAAACTTGGCCGGGTCAAAAGTACCCAATGCGTCTGCGGCTTTTCTAGCTGCATCAGCTAACGCTTTAGCGGCTTCTGCGGCTTTCATTTCCTCTAATATCTTTTTAGACAAGGCTTCGTTATTATCTAATATGGCTAACTGAGCTCGAATACGCAGTTTAGTTTCTTCATCGGTAGCTGAATTAAGGGCAGCGGTTAAACCTATACGCTCTAAATCAAATTTATCTTGTAATTGTTGTACGGCTGTTTTAGCTTTTAATTGTGCATTTTCTAATTTTCTAAAAGTAACTGCGTCTTTAATAGCCTTGGCTTCTTGTTTTCTAAACATAGGATTGCCAGCGCCATATTGAAAATTTGAAGTCGGCGGTTTAGATTTGCCAATATCATACGCAATTAACCCGGCAGTACCTGCTATTAAAGTCTTTTTGCCTAAGGTTAATAAAGCCGCCAGACCAAGTAAGAATTTACCTACGTCGCTGTCTACAATCTTTTTAACTTCGGCTATTAGTTCAGCCATTCCCTTAGTCGTATTGGCTATGGCATTAGCAAAGTTATTCATTGAGTTAGCTGCTTGATCGATAGAATTATCTTGACCTAAAATAGTTATGGCGTCAATTAAACCTTTGCCGATTATTTCAGTAGCGTTAGCTGCATTAACTCGTAACAAATCCATCTTGCCGGCGTAGGTGTCTAATCTAGCCAGCGCTTGACCTTTGAACTTTTGATCCAAAGCAGCCATGATTTTATTCATGTCGCCAGTAGCAATGGTGGTCTTATCTAATCCAGTTCCTAATCTTGTTATTGCAGTGGTACTACCTGCCGCACCCTTGGCGATTGCAGCTACGACGGTAGATAAATCTCTACCGGTACCGGCTGATACATTTAACGCAGTTTCCAGAGCTCTTTGGCTTAAAGTGACTGAGCCAGTAGCGTTGAGCAGTGTCTGAAAGGCCGGCCTTAATTGATCATCGAGGACACCATATAATTGCTGTAATGAAAATATATAATCCTCTACCTCAGATATTCTAAAAGCGTTCCCGGTGTTTTCTAATTGAACTGCTAAAGATTTAGCGGCTCTTTCGTCAGCGGCAAATGCATTAATCGCTTTTTTAGAAAATGCCAATATTTGATAAGTACCAAATGCGCCGGCAAAGGTCTTGCCTAAATTCTTTACGGTTTTATCAAATGCCGATATTTCTTTCTGGCCTTTTTTTAAGGCTTTTCCATTCCAGGTGGCTAACGCCGATACAACTATATTAGCCATCAGCTAGCCTTCTTTACTTCTGTCGCTTTGTTAAATCTTATGGCTGTGGAATTAATAGCCTCTATTATTTTATTGTAGACCTTTGGACTATCCTGAGCCCAGGCTTTGTAAATTAATCGGCCTGTGGTTTTACGACCGCCGCTTCTAATATCTTTAATTTTAGGTTGTTTAGTTACTGGCTCTAAAGCAGTAACAAATTGATAACCGGCAAAAGGATTATTGGAGTTATAAGCGCTTGTAGCTCGGCTTCTACTTTTACCGCCGGCTTTAGTTTTAAAGGCTAAATTGCCACCGCCTGGGCTGGTAGTAGTAAAAGGCGCCCTGCCTTGTGGATTTAGTCGGCCAGCAGTTTCATAAATTGCACCAGCCGGACTGACGTTATAGACGTAATTACTTACCCTAAAACCGTTGGCAAATTTCTTATTTTCGCCATCATTGTAACCAATGCCGGCTTGCACGTTAGCAGAATCAAATCTTGGAAATGGCCGGTAATTTAAATTATCACCGGCCGGCTTGGTCCAGCCTGATAAGACTGCGCCGTTACTAGGTACAAATCCTTTAGCCTTTGCAGCTATTGTCTGCATTGCCGGTCTAACAGCTACACGAATCCTTGTGTACATATCCTCGTCAATAAAACTTAGCCCTTGCAAGACATCTTTAACGCCGACGACGTTGGCTGGCATTTTTGATCTCCTTAGCTCTATCCCGTAGGACCTGGACTATGGCCTCTAACATCCTGGGGTCCATCTCTATAAATTCTTTAGGCGCAATCCCGAGCTCGACGCTTAACGCGGCGATACTGTAAGTAATCGAGTCACGCCCAATTATTTTTTTTCTTCATCTAGTACCTCAACGGTTTCCAGCGTTTCTATGAACTCTAGACCGAAGGTAGGTACAGTTATATTAGCCCTGCGTAAACATTCCCAAGCTAACCAATAGATTTCGGTCTGCCTTTCATGTTCGCGCAGGACCTTTGAGATTCCTGCTCCATGCTTGACTTCAAAAGCAAATTCGACACCCGGCGTAATCTTGTGCTCAGTTACTTCGCCGTTAGCCCTTGTTATCTTTAGCTTTGCCATTATTGCTCCTTAGAAGGTTCCAGTAGTTGCGTAGGCAACAGTAGAATTGCAGGTAAACGTAATCGATGAATTATTGATGCTTGCGACATCTCCATTAATCGGTGTTAAGTTATTGATCAAAATAGATACGGTGTATAGCGGATTAGTTGCGCTTACGGCTGTACCTTTTACTGGGATTAATACTGCGGTTACAGTAGTTCCATAATTAGTCTGTAATAATGTAGTAATTTGAGATGCTGCGAAATCGTTAAAGAAGTCCAGCGTCAGTGTTGAAGCCTCAAGGCCCTTTGTAAATTTGTGACTAAGGTCCCCGAGCGCTGTGATTTCTAGCTCGTCAAAGTTTTGAGTCAGTGTCGCGCTTGAAACATGATCTGAGATATCTGTAGACGCAATTTTTACGCCTACGGTGGAGTTGAGCATTACGGCCATGATTATTCCTCTTTCTCTGCGGTAGGCGCAGGCTTTGGCTTTGGTGTTTCTTTAATCTGACCAATTCTGGCCAGAAAGTTATTATGGTTTATATCGTATTCATCTGACATTTTTAGCTCCAGGTGGTTAGGGTTGATATTGTAATTTCTGCCGTTAGTAAATCACCGCTTGCCGCGCTTAAGATCGATGGTGCGGATACCGTACTAACATTGAAGGCCAAGGTAGAATTTGCTATCTTGTTAAAAACTGCGACTATAAAATCCTCAATACTTGCCAGGTTACCTTGGTTATCAAATGCTGGCACAGCGCAAAGAATCTTAAAATTCGCTAATGGTGAAATAGTAGCGTAGTCGTTATTGGTCGGCGTAATGTAGGGATCAGCCGGAATCACACTAACGCTGTTAGCCAGCAATACCGGTGCAGGGTACGCAAAAGTAGACCATACGCCGGGATTAGCCAGCGCTGTTGCGATTGTAGTTCGCAGGGTAGTAATAGCTTTAGGTGGCATCATTAACCTACTAACGATGAAGGATTAGCGTACGGTTGAATCAGGCCACGTACTCTGTTTACAAGTTGATAACCTAATTTGTAAGGCGATGGGCTGTAACCATCTATGCCGTTAGGTGAACTTTGGGCGGTTTGCCGGGCCTGCCAGATATCTACGGCAAGGACCATCGCGGCTTGACGGATCGCCGGGGTAGTTGCGTAGCTGGCTGTTTTCGTATCAGGCCCGGTCGCGGTACCGTACGGAAGGACACGATGGAAAATTTGATCAGCTGTAACTTTTGCGTATTGGATTAACGAATAGCCGTTAGGGTAATTAGCCCAGGCCCAATTCCACCACAAGGCCGGAATACTATTAGAAGTACCATTTGACCAAGGTACGGTGCCGGTTAAAGTGTAGGTGCCGTTATAAGTTGAACCAGATCCTGCAATAGTAATGCTCTGACCGGTTACGAAAATACCAGGATTAGCCAGCATAACTGTTGCTACATTGTCTTGAACCATTGCAGCTACTACCGGCGCTGTGTTAAACCATAGGTATTGATTCAGTAAATCCTGGGCTGTCTGACATACGCTTTCCACATCAGGATCGGAATACAAAGTGCCAATACCAAGGTTGTCCCTTAGCTCTTGCATAGTTACATACGAAGCCGGCACTTTGTACTCCTATCTTTAATTAGCTCTGTAGGGATAAGGGCTACTAAATCCCTACAGATTACTTTATTGGTTTATTAAGCCTTCATGTACTTGTAGATTCCACCAGGCATCTTGGCAATTGTTGCCATGAAACCGTAGATGGCTACTTGTACTTGTAGATTTGATACAACATTTACGCTCATATATGCCTGGCTACTGCGATATACGGTAAACGCTTCTGGTGCAAGGATCAAAGCAGATCCATCATCGAATGTAGTCGCTGCGAAGTTTTTATCGACGTAGAGATCTAATCCAAGGACATTACCGCGAATGCTTGTAGGCGCTACTTGGCCGGCAGCATTCATAGGTTGAATCGCATTGTAAATAGGGCGACCAGTTGTATCAGTTGCACCTAATAGCGCCTGATATTGTGAAGGGTTAGCGATGTAATTCTGTGCAAAGTAGCCAGTATTCTTGTAAATATTAGCTGCTGCTTCAGAAGTGTAATCAATAATTCCAGTACTGTCTGCTGTTTCATTTGATGCAGCAGTGGCGGCTGTAATTAATGCAGCTACTACAGCAGTATCAATTGCAGTTAAATATGCATTTTGTAACTGGGTAGTAAGCTCAGAATAGAAATTTGGATCGCTGCGCTCAAGGAGCTCGACGGACAGCGTATTCATTCCAGAGTACTTACTGACAGTTCCAGTCAAATATTCGGTGACCATCCCGGTATTTTGCACTGCTCCGGCTTCTGCCTCGACAGTTACTACTGGCGCTACACCAGATTGACCGCCAGCGCTTGTGACGAGTGACGGTACGCTGATTGTCATGCCGCTTGCCGGCAGGGTGCCCTGACTGCAGGCATCTATTGCTGGGGTACCAAATCGAGTATTGGTTACGAACTCTGATAGGTATTGAGTCGGATTGAATGCAGGGTTAGTGCTGAAAGAGTCATCTGCAGCTGAGATAAACAGACGTGATTCATCTGATCCCAATGCAGCTTTAATTTTGTGCTCTGTGTACTTCGCCATTGAATCGATTGGTGAACGTACTGATGTGCTGATGTAAGGTGTTGCTGTTACAGGGCGTGCGGCTTCTACTGCTGGAGTATCTGCCTCTGCCTTAGTTTCGGTTGGCTCGGGATTTTTATCCACAGTAGCCTCGCTTTCTGTGTTGGTTGTTGGTTCGGTTGGTGCCGCTTCGCTTTCGCTTGCAGCTACTTTAGTAACGATTGCATCCGGATAAGCCGGGCTTTCGACTAAAGAAACTTCGCGCATAATGGCGCTTGATACTACTAGCACGCCATCTTTATCTTTTTTAGCTTTAACTACATCTACGCCAATACTTAATGAACTTACTAAATCCTCAGCGGCCAGTGTTAAGTAATCAGTGCCTTTTTGCGATGCGCTAACTTTAAAGGTGCCGTAAATTTTATCTTGGGTAACTTGGAAGCTCTGAGCCCGGCCAATAGGATCATTTTGTGAATGCTGGGCTAATAATTTAATACGACGGGCTTCTGGTATTTCTACAGACCCGGATTCGAAAATTACTGGGCCAGCCGAAGTATTTCCGATAGTGTTAAACGGCAGTACGACACCGCTGATTAACCTACGGCCAGCATCTGAACTTTCTATTTGGCTGGCAAAGGTTAAATGTATATTTTCGATTTCCATTTATTCTCCTAGCTCGTTTCCAGGTGATAAGACTTCCTCATCCTCTGACTCATCCATGCTTTCCTCGGAATTGTTACCTTCTGGAGTTAAGTCCTCCATCTCTTTGGCGTCATCTAAATCAATTAATCCAAGGTTAAGCATTTTTTCTATTACCGCTAACCGGGTCATTGCATCTGCACGCAAGAAGGTGTCATCTACGGCAAAGCGGACCACGTTATTATTGGCCGTCATATCATTCATGCTCAGTCTATTTTCGATGGCGCTAATATACGGTTGCAACGTATACGCCAGAAATTCTTTTCTCGAATCCAGGATATTCTGATAAGTCATACTGTTATTCATATCAGCTGACAGCATCCAGGCCGGTACGCCAAATAAACGGCAGACCTGTGTCGTAAGGAATTGCTGGGCCTCGTTATACATCATTTCTTTAGGACTGAAAGATGTTGGCTCGTAAGAAAGTGTAGAAGTTAGGTACGCGGTACTTCTATTTAATCTAGCTGCTTTCCATGATGCTAATAGACCGCTTATTTGTTGCTCCGGTAAATCTGCCCCAGTATTTTTAATATAACCGGTAGGCATCGGAGTCGATGCACTTACTGATGCGGCTTTTTCTAAATCTAACGCTGCTTGGATTGTACGAGCTCCGGCTTGCAATATGCCTGCGCCGTTTAAGCCTTGGAATGTAATCAGGCTGCCCAGTCCACTCATAGGTGCCCTTACTCCATCTACAAAGTACTCCTCGATTTCAGTACCGTATTTATTTGTAGTAAATGTAACGCGGTTATTTGCTACCCATTCGTATCTTGATCCTCGGCCGTCATCTGCATATTGCTCGACAATACGCCAATACGCTAAATTGTAAAACATAAGGCTGTCTACGGTCCAGGCCATTGTAACGCTTCGCGGTTGTCTGTAATCAGGTTGATCTAGCCATAAAGGTTTACCGATTTCTTCTCCGGTAGATTTTCTGTATAACTCAAGATCTAAACTTCCAATAACACCGGCTATTAAGTTTCTGCATCTGCTGACCGCAGGTACCATCATCGCGGCATCTCGATTAATTGATCCAATACCTAATGATGCAGATCCGGTATTAAAGTAACCGTAGCCATAAGTAGTATCCATTACGGCCGGCGCGTATTGCGCGGTTATTTTAGGGGTCGATGCAGGCGCCTCTGTGTTAGTAGCTCGTAAACCTAAAGTTTCTAATAATCCCATAGATACTATTTTCCCGTAATAGTCAAGCATTTAACGGGATCTTTGTAACGTGTCTACGAAATAATTTTAGCCTCAGCCGGTGGCTCAGTTAGTACGTGAATCACCATTGCTAAGCCGATTGCAATATCTACCGGCCCGGCAGATTTCCTTCTTACGATTCGCCAGGCGCTATCGTTTATTTTAGCTGCGCAGTTAGTTAGATGATTTATTAGCGATTCCTGCCCTGAGTGCACCATTTTACCCGTAGCCATAGCTTCGTGCATTTGACCGCATGCCTGGTAAAACTGCTGGCCACTGATATCTTTTACAGCTACACCGGATCTTTCTAACTTGGTAGCAATACTCTGGGTCGTGTACTTGTCATAACAGACCGTACGGGGATAATACAGATCGCACCATTTCTTAATGGCAGCAGCTACGACTAACTCATCGACGGCTACCTGGCTGTGAAAGGTTTCTAATACGGCCACCCCTATTTTGCCCGTAGGTGTTATTTGACCTATTACCAGCGACGCATCGCGCCGGCTAGGGCTAACGTCAAAGGCCATCACAGTTAGCGGTCCAGGCGATAATTGCAGGCTTTTATCAGCGGTGTCCTCTATGCTGCCGTGCGGCCAGGGACTGGCAAGTGAACTGATCCATTGGCATAAAGTTTCGGTCCTGAAATCCTCGATTGTATTTACAGCCAAAGATTCCTCGATAGATTCCTCGGTTATTAGCGTTCCCAGGCTTGGATTGGCCATAGCCCAGCCTTTACGGTCGTTTACGGCCGCGAACTCGGGCGCGCTGTACTCATAGAAGCCAATTGACTCAGGCGGATGGCTCAGGCACTTTTCGCGCAGGTTATTTAGCACTTCGCTGAATGCATCGCCACTATTAGAGCTGAAGTAGCTTTGAGAATTAGGCCGTGCCCGGGTAACAGGTAGTGCGGCCGCATAAGCCTCGGTAGTTATTTCTCTAAGCTCATCAATCCATAAGAAGTCGGCGGTTCGGCCTCGGCTACCGTCGCGGGTACTTGCTACGACGTCTAACCTACCGCCGCCATACTTAGATAGCATCTCGATCGACTCAGTACCGTTAGCCAGGCGTATTTGCTTAACCATTTTAGCCAGCGACTCGTTAGATTCGAATAGATAGACAATATCCCGAAAGTTAGTTAAAGCCATGCCTCGATTGGAGCTCATGATTAATTGATTCTTTTCTCCGAACAGTATTAGGCCGGCCATCGCACGCATTCGCCCTATGTGCGATTTTCCATTCTGTCTGGCAGCTAAAAGCAGGCTGGTAGTCCGGATAAAGGTATTGTCATCGCGTACGGCCAGCATGTCGGTTAATACCCAACGTTGCCAGGGTAAAAGCGGCACGCCTATCGACTCAGCTAGCTGCGCCACCTCATCGACCCGGGATTTGGCCTTTAAAGGCGTGCTATGCAGGCGTGGTTCAGTTGTCCCAACAAGCGGCTGGTTAGGTTTACTACTCATTTAGATCAATCTTGATCGGGCTGGCCCAAAGCCGGACCAGCGTGGACCGTACTGGTGGTTATCGGGGATAAATTGCCTCG